GCAGGTGGTGACCCCAACGGGGTTCCGGCGTGCGGCGCGGCGTGTAGCTCGGCGCGGTGGGGTTTCAGCCGTGGCTGATGAGTTCGAGCTGGCGGCGTGCCAGCGCGAGAGAACGACCAGCCGGCGCCACAACAGCAGCGGGCTCGTCGGTACGCATCTGCACGACAGTCGCCGGGTTCGCCGGGAACGTCACAACAGACACGTCGTACAGCTTGAGTTCGTTGATCGTGCGGACATCGGTGTTCGTGTCGAACGACTGGCGCACCGCCTTGAACGCGAACGACATCGCATCCAGGTCACCGCGACCCATCGCCGACCGCAGCTCAGCGACCGCAGGGTTGGCGGGGTCGAGCTCTGCATCGACCCGCAGACCGATGTCATCCGACTCGAGGCGCAACGTGCCCGACTTCGTGCGGGCCAGCGGCACACCCGTGTGGTTGACCAGCAGACGCACATCGGCCTCACCGGCAGACTTCGCAGCCGCACCCCTGGCGATCGTCTCAGTGAAACCACCAGCCTCGGGGCCACCACCGATGTCGTAACGGTTCTCGTACACGAGCGCGTAGCCGGACAGGGTCGGCGGCTTGCCGTCCTCGGCACGCAGCTCGAGACCCGTGGCCGACACGGTCCGCAGCTCGCGCTCAGGCGTCTCGACACCTTCGTCGGTGCGTCGGTAATCGGTCATGGGTTCTCCGGTGGAGACGGGACGGCGTCAGTAGGGGAAGGCGCGGGCCGTTCCTGTTCCGGCATGCTGCCGATCAGGTCCGCGCCGGCACGGTTGGCAATCTCACGGGCCTCGTCTGCGGTCAGCACGACATCGACACCGAGGTAAATCTTCTGGATCAGTTCAGCGATGTCACGAGCCGACGAACCGTCGGTCGACGGCGGCATCGGCTTACGGTCCTCAAGGTTCCGCACCTCGTCCACCGACAGGAAGTTCTTGTCCAACGCGATCGCATACGACTCATAGCGGGTCTTGAGATCCGACCGCAGCACCGCCGACACGTTCGCCTTCACACGCTGCTCAGCCGGGATCAACGCCGACAACGCTTCCTCAACCGGCACCAGGTACGGCACCAGGCCGTACGTCAACCAGTCAGCGGCACGCTGCTCACGATTCGCATACGTCACGCTCGAGCCCGACGTAGCCGCACCGATCATCTCCGGGAACACCCCATACACGCGGGCGATCTGCTCAACCGTGAACCGCTGCGTGTCCAAGAACTGCGAATCAGTCGGCGCTATCTGGATCTGCTCATGCCGCCAACCCGAACCCATCGCCGCCGGCTCACGACTTCTGGTCGCACGCACGAACGCATCCTTCGCGCCCTGCGCCTGCTCCGCAGTCACCTCATGATCCGAATACAAGATCGACGACGGATGACCGCCACCAGTGAAGAACTCGCCACCGAACTTCTCGGCCTCGAGCCCTGTGTTGATCGACTTCGCAGCGAACGACACCGGCGACAAACCGAACGGCTGACCAGGCGCAGCAAACATCGGTGCATGCCACAGACGGCCGGCGGGCCAGCGGTCCACAGGGCGCCCATTCAGCTCGGTCACCCAACGGCCACCAACATCACGCCACGTCACCATCGACGGGTTCAGAATGTCGATCCGGCGAGGGAACCCCGACGCACCGAACTCGGTGATGAGCCCGTAGGCGTTGCCGGCGAGCAGCAACGACGACCACATCTGGTAACGCCACACCGACGGCGACACATCAGGAGAAGGATCGGCAAGGACCGGGGCGGTCGCCGTCGGCACCTGCTCGCCGCCAACCATGCGGAACTGGTCGATCGGCAGCGTCGAACCGACACCAGCGATCAACCGGACACACGCCCACACGGCGCTGTGCCGCATCGCTGTGCCCTCATCAACCGTCCCCGACAGACCGCCGCCACCGACACGCATCTGATTGATCGCCGACAAGATGTCACTAGGGGTGACCGCACGCGCCTCACGCCGCAGCAAACCGCCGAACATCAGCTATCACCCTCAAGGTCGAGCCCGACCATGAGCAGCAGAAACCCGACACCGATCACACCGACACGCCAATCCACCGCGAACGCCCCGGCGAGGATCACGACAACAGCGACCACTTGCAGGGCAGCGGCGAAAGCATTGCGACGCATCAACCCTCCAGGGTCAGTAAGCAAACACGGGGGCGACAGACACAGCCTCAACCGGCAACAAAGCACGAGCGACCGTCACCGCCTCGAGCGGGCAGATCGGCACGGTGGCGTTGCGCCAGTCCCACCGCCACCCATCAACGGACGCCAGATCCGACGCATCAGCAACAGCAAGATCCAACGGACCCTGGCCGTCAATGCGCTTGAACCTGCGCTCGACAATGTCGGTGAACAGGCCGGCGCACGCAGCCTTATAGGCAGCGATCGACTGCGGGTCAATCACATCGGTGTCGACACCGGCAGCGCGGAACGCCGACAGGATCGCACCTAACTGAGCCGCAGCGTCACCGACGTTGATGCAGCCGACAGCCAACGGCCGCCACTTCTGCACCAGCTCCAACAGCCGTTCAGGCAACCAGCCGACCCCACGACGATGCTCGATGACCTCGCAGTAAGGGTTGGAGACGGTGCCGCCGGCCACAGCGATCGAGGCGAACTCGCCGTCAGCAGCCACAGCGAACGCCAACGTGACGCCACCAGGCTCGAGGTGCGGCGGCGACAAGGTGATCGTGTCGACCCAAGCGTCCGCAGGGATCTTCGCGTCACGCGCATCGTTGCCGATCAGCGCATCCCACACACCGAGACGTTCACGGGCAAACTTGTCGTCGCCCATCGCAGCATGCTCGGAGTCGATGTAGTCGACCGAGATGCGGACCCCGTAAGCGGGGTTCGCTTTGGCGACCAGGCTGCGGTCCGACACGTCGATCGGTTCCGACACCACCCGGCCATCAGGCTCGAGCCGCACATGCTCAGCGGTGTGCTCGACATAGGCAAGCCTGCCAGCGTTCCCAGCAAGCGCACGCTTACGAAGCGTCCACAACGCCGTCGAGGTCGACAGACCAGCCGACGACGCATACCAAACCTGCGGGTTCACACCCGTCGACAACGTCGGCAGAGACGCAGCAATGTGCTCGGCCTGCAACGCATACGCCTCGTCGTAAACCACCAGATCGGCACCGGCGAAACCACGGCCGGCGCCACCAGTCCTGGCCCGGTACTTGAGCCGGGCGCCCGACTTGAGTTCGATGCCCTGCTCGCCGTTAGCGAACCTGATCCGCTGCACCTTCGACTCGAGCTCACGGTTCGACTCGATCAACGCAACCATCCGCAGGAACGCTTCGTTCGCAGTCGGAAACTCGTGCGCCGTATGGATCAACAGCTGCTCACCGAACAGGAACAAGCCGGCAACCTCACGCCCCTCGAGGACGTCGCCCTTGCCGTTCTGCCGGGGCTCAACAATCCCCACCTCGAACGCAGCCCACCGACCATCGACACGCTCACCCAGAGCGGCCCGCAAAGCGATCCGCTGCGCCTCATCCAGAGGCGCAGACCGGACACGGTCAAGCAGTTCCAGCGCCTCCGCCGCGCCGTCGAGGCTGTGAACGTCGGGCGGCAGATGCAGGAACGTCGGCTCCTGCACGCCGGTCAGCACGTCGCCTGGCGAGGTCGTCAACAGCAGACCCCTCCTCGGGCTTCACAGCATCCAGCTCGTTCACCACAGCCCGCAGCTCACGCGACAACGCCGCCTTCGCAGCCGCCGGCGTGTCGGGATCGTTCAATGCGTCGCGCAACTGGCGACGCATGAACAACAGTTCAACCCGGCGATCGACGGGTTCACCCTCAGTGACATTCTCCGTAGCAGACACTACGAAACCGCCCAAGGTTGCATGAAGCTACCCGCCGCGATCGTTGCTAGAGAGAGGCCGTCAAGATTCGGGGTCATGGTGCTGCAGTGGAGAATCCTAAAACCTGAGAGGGCGATCACTCTGCGTGACGTCACCAGTCTCGGGAGGTCCGCAGGACGCCGCCAACCTTGCGGCGCTGGTTGCCTTCGGTGGCGCCGGCCGAGCGGTTGCAGCTTGAGTGTTCGGGGCGGAGTGGTCCGCCGACCTGGCCGCTGTTGACGTGGCCTGCGTCCCAGGTGTCGCCGGGCTTGTCGGCCAGCGTGAACCCGCACCGAGCGCAGCGTGTGTTGGGGTCGGCGTACGCCATGGCCCTGACTCGTGCTGCGTCTCGTTGGTAGGTGCCGCGTCGGTGGGCCTTTGCCTTGGCTGGCATGGCTCATCACCTCACGGGGACGCGCAACGTCTCGGACCTACTGGTTCCGAGACAATCAGAGTGTCCCATGCATAGCGACAGGATGTCAAGCAATACCGTGGATGCGTGTCGTCGCTGCCACAGCCTCGGTGAGCGACGGGTATCTGTTGGCGTCGTCGCGCCTCATGTGCGTGCGCTGGCCTGGCCCATCTTCCGTGCGCCAGTACCAGTCGAGACGCCACGGTCCTGGTGTATGTCCGCAGCCCAGCTCGTACACGACGACCCCGTCGGCCCATCTAATCCAGACTGTGCCCGGCCGGTCATCACCGGGTTCGACCTCTATCTCGTAGCCGTCGGGTAGGTCAACGGAGATGGCACCGACGTACAGCACCCGCAGGTACTGGTCCATC